AGTATCTACATTCCAACGACGTAACGATACGGGTTAAGAAGGCTTCTGACTGGCTAGATTCCATCAAAGAGGCTTACCTATCGGAAACGGTAGAGAAGAAAGTCGTTATGCCTTGGGCTAAGACGCATGACTCTTTTGCCTATCGTGAGGGTGAAGTAACTGTCTACGCTGGTTCTAACGGTGGTGGTAAGTCGCTTATCACGGGTCAGATAGCCTTGAGTCTGGTTAAGCAGGGTCAGTCGGTCTGCATAGCGTCGTTTGAGATGAAGCCTGAACGGACGTTACAGAGGATGCTCAGACAGTTTTCCGGGGAATCGTTGGATGATCCGTTGACTCACGATAGGGCAGGATTTATCACGAAGATGGTTGACCGGATGGATAAGTTTCTATCCGACAAGATGTACCTTTACGACCAGCAGGGAACTACGTCACCGGAGAAGGTGATTGCTATGTCGAGATACTGCGCTGTTGAGCTAAAGGTGAAGCACATCGTTATCGACAGCCTGATGAAGTGCGTCAAGAATGAGGATGACTTTAACGGTCAGAAGTCTTTTATCGACGAGCTAACGGCATTGGCTAGGGATCACAACGTACACATCCATCTAGTCCACCATATCCGTAAGCAGCAGACGGACGAGACACAGCCGAACAAGAACGACCTAAAAGGGTCAGGGAGCATCTCGGATCAGGTGGATAACGTCTTTTTGGTTTGGAGAAATAAGAAGAAAGAAAACCAGAAGAACCGGGGTGAAGTGATAGACGAGACACAGCCAGATACCTACCTAATGTGCGAGAAACAAAGGAACGGGGATGGTACTGAGTGGTATGGACTCTGGTACGACAGTCTAAGTCAGCAGTTTGTGGAGAGGATAGGAGCGAGAATTGACTTTGATAACCGAGGAAGTTTTAAGGCATAGGTGTGAAGTCCGTCAGGTTCTGGCTTGGCGTACTGAGGACAGGGGCAAGGCGATGGAGTATCTGGCTAGGGTCAAGGGTGACAGGAGAGACCAGCTAGAGAAGGATTGCCGAGACCAATGGGAACGTGGAAACCGTGGCAAATGGGGGGATTGGCGTGGTCTATAAACGGGTGGATTCAAATCAAGTCCAGATTGTTAAAGAGCTAAGACGCTTGGGGATGGAAGTCGAGCATCTTCACGGGGTAGGCAAAGGATGTCCGGATATTCTGGTGGGATACAAGGGCAAGAACGTCCTGCTAGAGATAAAGCGGGACGATAAGGCCAAACTAACCCCGGATCAAGTCTTATGGCATCACAGTTGGAAAGGGCAGGTAGCGGTGGTTACTAACGTAATCGACGCAGTTAAAGCGGTAAAAGAGGTGTGCCGGGAGCCATGAAGACCATAACGATAACGGATGAGGACTACGATTTATGCGTAATGGTTGCAGCCATGAGGAATATGGTTTCGAGGGCTAGCAATACCAAAGACCGGCAAATGGGGAACCAGTCTGCGCTAGAGACAGACTTGACAGGGATCATAGGCGAGTACGCATTTTGTAAGCTACACAATGTTTTCCCAGACTTAATCGCTAAAACTAGGTCAGGGTCTTACGACTGTCTTTTCAATGGACAGCGAATTGACATAAAAACAACCAAATACAAAGACGGTAGGTTATTGGCAACGACCAAACTAAACGACGATGTAGATGTCTATGTGCTGGCTATTGTTAATGGCAAGAGCGTAACTTTCCCCGGATGGACTAGAAAAAGCCAGCTAATCAAAGAAGAAAACCTAAAGAACTTAGGGCATGGCGATACATACGTCATGGATCAGGAGAAGCTAAACCATTGGAAAGAGCCAAAATAGGTTTTTTCTATTAAAAATAGCGTTTCCCGATAGAAATTATTTAGTTTACCGATGGAAATCTTTTGTGGCATTATTTGTCCATAGCAGCACGACATTAACAAAGGGGAAACAAATGATCGCAGTCACAAACGCACAAATCTACAGCATTGAAAACGGAACTTCGATGGCTTACGAAATCACATATTCAGATGATTCAGTTGTTCGTACAGTCATAGCAAGCACCGGCTGGATTCGGATGGAATACAAAGTAAATGGCGAATGGAAACTGTCAGGCAAGCAATACGTTGTAAAGAAAAACAAAAAGCGCCAAGGCGAAAGAATGATGGAAACAGTAAAAAACTTTATCGCAGCGTAATTAACCAGCCGGGGGAAACCCCGGCGTTCTAGGGGAGCAACATGGAATCAATCAAAATCGAAGGCGTAGAGCAGCATCAAGGCATTTACGTTGACACCATAGGCGAGGATGTCTGGGTCAACATCATAGTCAGAAATGGTAGTGCGAATCTCTGCATAACGCCGGAGAACGCTGAGAAGCTGGTTGAGGCATTGCGAATCGCTATCGTAGAGGCTTCAAATGAAGGTTGATCCTCACGAGGCAATCGACTTTATCTACCGAAACTCTACGGCTTACGCCAAGGCTAAGGCTGAGGTAACGTACCTAGAGGAATTCCGCAAAAGCAAGAAGGCAATCCTATTCAGTCAGGCCATCGGGAATACGGTAGCTGACAGGGAGAATCAGGCTTACGCTCACCCAGAGTACCAAGCCTTGTTAAAAGGCCTTCAGGCGGCTGTAGAGGCTGCTGAGGAACTTAGATGGCAGTTGATAGCAGCACAGGCTCGGATCGACGTATGGCGGTCTCAGGAGGCTTCTAATCGGACTATGGATAGGGTGACTCAATGATAGACGATAGCAACTTGGCACAATGTGAGTATTGTGGGTGGGTAGTAGACTGGCAAGAAGTCCCCCATGCGCGGGACTTATCCGGAGAGATCGTTACCTGCTGCGAGGAATGTAACGAGGGCGAGTCGTTTGTAAATTATCCGTCTAAGAGGTTCAATGTACAGAAGCAAGAAGCTACTTGAGAGAGCCAGACACCTACCCTGCCAGCATTGCGGTAAGGAGGACGGAACGGTAGTCGCAGCCCACTCGAATCAGTTGCGAGATGGGAAAGGAAAGGGTATAAAGGCTAGTGATTTTAGGATTGCTAGCCTTTGTTTTTTATGCCATTTCGAGCTAGATCAGGGCAAGAATCTTTCCAAGCAGGAACGTGTAGAGATGTGGGAAGAAGCTCATCGAAAGACCATAGGCTTACTTTTTGAACGTGGTTATCTGGAGGTCGTATGAAGAAGATGTCTAAGGCTCAAAAGAAGGTCGGTAAAGTCATGGGTGAGTTTAAGGAAGGCACTCTCCATAGCGGTAAGGGTGGCAAGGTCGTTAAGCCTAAGGATCAGGCGATTGCGATTGCTATGAGCGAAGCTGGTATGGCTAAGAAGGGGAAAAAGAAATGAAGCCCGGACTCTATGCCAATATTGCTGCTAAACGGAAACGTATCGCTGAAGGTTCGGGCGAGAAGATGCGTAAGGTTGGTTCAAAAGGTGCGCCAACTGCTGCGGCGTTTAAGGAATCAGCTAAGACAGCCAAGCCGAGGAAAAAGTGACGGCAGCATGGACTAAGAAGGCCGGGAAGAATGTCTAACAAATTTTTAAAAGACGATGTTGATAAAATTGTAATAACTTACAATGTCTGGAAGAATTTGTTTCGCCGATGTTATGTAGAAAAATGTCAAGATTATAAAAATTACGGAGCAAGAGGAATAAAAGTCTGCGACCAATGGCATGGGGAAGATGGGTTTTGGAACTTCTTAAATGATGTTGGTTTAAGGCAAAGTAAGAAACTTTCGTTAGATCGTATTGACGTTAATAAAGGCTATTCACCAGAAAATGTAAGATGGGCAACTTCTTCTGAGCAAGGCAAAAACAAAAGAAATAATGTTTTGATAACATTTAATGGCGAGACTATGAATATATCTCGTCTTGCTATGAATTCTGAAGTTCCTTATCAAGCATTATGGAAACTAATTGTTGCAAAAAAAGTTAGCCCTGAAAATGCTGTAAAAATTTTAAAAACTCCAAAACAAGCAACGATCTCTGAAATTGCAAGAAAAGCTAACTTAAAGCCAGCAACTTTAATGCGTAGACTTCGTGTTGGAGTTCCAATGGATTTAGCTATTTCGGCTCCATTAAAGGCCGGAGTAAAAACATTGAGGGCAAACAATGGTTGCTAAAAAGCATCAAAATCCTAAAGGCGGCTTAAATAAAGCTGGCAGAGAGTACTTTAAGCGAACTGAGGGTGCTGATCTGAAGCCTCCATTGAAATCTGGGGATTCTGGTCGAAGGGCTAGCTTTTTGGCGCGTATGTCAGGTATGCCGGGAGCAGAGTATAAAAATGGTGAGCCTACTCGTTTGCTACTATCTTTACGGGCATGGGGAGCCAGTTCAAAGGCCGATGCCAAGGCTAAAGCAGCCGCAATATCCGCAAGAAACAAGAAGAAATGAGATATACCTACGGGCTGGAGAACGTCCGGGTTCGTCATTGGGGCGAGAAGGCAGACATTCAGATCGGGTCTTTCTGCTCGATTGGCGATAACGTCGAGATATTTCTAGGTGGGAATCACAGGACAGACTGGGTAACGACCTACCCTTTTGGGCATATTCATGAGGATGTATTCCCTTGGCATGGTGAAGGGCATCCGGGTACTAAAGGCGATGTTGTCATTGGTAACGATGTCTGGATAGGGTCTGGATGCACGATTATGTCCGGCGTTACGATAGGTGACGGTGCTGTCCTAGCGGCTAAGTCTGTGGTTACAAAGGATGTCCCTGCTTATGCGGTAGTCGGTGGGAATCCAGCCAAGGTCTTAAAGTACCGTTTCAACGGGGATCAGATAGACAAGCTGCTAGAGAATCCTTGGTGGGAACTACCAGAAGCCCGTATTAACGATTTAATCCCGTTACTGTGTTCAGACAAGGTAGAGGACTTAATTGCAGCCCTTAACGCTTAATTTAGGTTCCGGTAAGGATTGGCGGGATGACTGCTTGAACGCAGACATTCAGGCTAGGGTAAAGCCGGACTGGGTGGCAGACATTTCTCGGGTGAACTTTGGCGAGGTCATTGCTACTCGGTTCGGGGAAATTCAGATCAAGCCTTATATGTTCGATAAGATTATTGCTAACGATGTTCTGGAGCATATCCCAGACTTGGTAGGCGCGATGACAAACTGCAAGAATCTGCTAAAGCCGGGAGGTGAGTTCCATATTCACGTTCCTTACGAGTTAAGTCTAGGGGCATGGCAAGACCCGACTCACGTTAGGGCGTTCAACGAGAATAGCTGGCTGTACTACACGGATTGGCATTGGTACTTAGGTTGGGAAGACCGTTTTTACATGAAGCAGATGGCGTTTAACCTGTCCGAGTACGGAAACGAGTTAGCAGAAAAGAAAGTATCAGACGCAGAAATACTGAGAACTCCGAGGGCTGTAGATTCGATGAGTGTTATTTTATGCAAGCAATAGTTATATGTACGGTAAACAACCCCGGCATAACGGTGCTGCTGGAGTCTATTCGTTGCTATGGTGACAAGTTGCCCGTATACCTTTGCTCTAATAATTTGGGACTCTGGGCAAGAGCAAGAGAGATCACAGAAAACCTTATCTACCGACCCAATCCTGCTACCAATTTCGGAGATGCTTATAACGCAGCCGTTGACTACGCCTTTGAACATGGCAAGTTTGACTCATTGATTTTAGCTAACGATGATGTGGTTCTTAATCCAGATACGCTATCGTTGATGAGGGAAGATGCGGGGATTCTGGAGTCTCGTGGCGTGAAATACGGATTCTTAGGTGCTAGGTCGGACTATGTATTGCCGGATCAGAACATCAGGTTTCCGGTAGACGGGGACAGAAGGGCAGGATTGAAGTGGGAAAGTGAGCATCAGATTAAGATTACGCCCACAATTGCGCCTATCTGGGCAAGTATCAGCCGGGAAGCATGG